TATTTTCTGGCTCCCCTTTATACATAAGGCAACTAGAGATGTCAGGAAACCTTTTAGATTGAAAGCCAAGTTCATTGGTTATATCTAAGCAACCCGTACATGTAGCTATCTGAGTATCTTTAACCGACCAGTTGAGGATTGTTTCTAATACAGGCTCAGGCATGCTTATGAACGTGATTTCTGGGAAATTTAACTTTCTCCGATCCTCTAAAAATGCAATTATGCCTAATTCTGGCAAAAACTGATTAACTGGTTTATTTACCAAGCTATATACTTTAACTATATTACTTCTAGAAGTTTTGATCATATTTTTGCGAAATTCTTGCATCTTACCCGACCTTCTAAAAAAACCTCTGGATGTTTCCACCTTTCGTATCAGAGTGTCCAATAGGTGTAACGGAGAGTGTTCTATGTACATTGAAGTAATCCTACAGTGCAAATTCAATCTGAAAATATCTAATAAATCTTTGTGGATTCCTGGACGATGGTCATCTAATGATATCACATTCTTAAAATAATCATTAAGATCCAAGCTTTTCATATACCTTAGAATCTTAGTAGAGATCAATGATGAAGGCAATGATATTTTCCTTGAGTAAGGATAGTAACTCAACAAGCATGATTCTTCTCTAGATTTGCCTATACTATTAGAATCTAAAGCATAGCAGTTGTTAACTATTTTTGAAATGACATTAGGTCTAGCACCAATGTGTGACAAAAAATCTATGATGAAGTCCAATGCACGACTGATGGAGACTGAGTGACCACTCATGGCTTGATATAAGAAAGGAGTAACACCTAAGCCGGCCCATGATTCAGGAGTATATAATAAGACTGAGTATAGCGACCTGAGCCAGACATCTTTAGTTAACTTGCTCAGTACCACTAACTGCTGTGCATACTTGTCATCCAGCTTCACAATGGGCAAAGATACATCTTTAATATATGTCGTTATCCTATCTCTTACATCTTTCTCACGTGACATGCCCATTGATGATCTCAGATTTATCAAGAAGTCTGTAACACTTGTTTGTAACGATTGACCATTGACCTGCATCCAAACATTCAGTTTAAATGCTATAACCGCTTGAACTACAGGATCCAAGTCACTATATGGTACCAGACTGTCACTATGGGGATTCATGAGGACATCGCAAAATCCCCTATACACCAATTGAATTAGATGAAAGTGTTTTAAAAATAGAGCAGTGAAGGGATGATTCGTCATTTCCAATGCAGCAGTTATAGAAGAGCAAAGGCTCTGAGCCTCAATAGCTTCATGAGAAAATGCTGGTTCATTCATTGAGCTAATAGATAACAATTTCTTTAAAGTTGAATCTGCCTTTAAACCATCACAATAATGTCTACGAAGCATTGTGATTCTCCTTGATGACATAACTGTTTGACTCAATTTTAGGTAGAAGCCAAATTTCAATGCATGTTCCT